GGCGGCGGGGGAGGGGGCAGACGCGAGGATGCGGCGGATGCGGCATCCTGGCGTGTGGAATACCAAGGGGGCGAGGGAAATGGCATCCAGGCTGGTGGGACAGTTCAGCGGATTTGAGCGGGACATCGCTGCACTGGAAAAGCAGGTGAGAGATGCCTTCCGCGCTTCCAGACAGACTATGGCGGACGATATGCGGCTGTGCCTGCAAGACCACGTGGAAAACGATGTGTATGACCAGTTTCAGCCCATCGAATATGTGCGGCGCAGAGACCACGGCGGCGTCGCGGACATGCAGGCGAGTGTTACGGTGTACTCCGACGAGCGGGACGGCGGTATGAATCTGGCGCTGCGGTATCAGCCCAGCGGTGCCGAGGACGGCGAGGGGAATGAGATAGATCCCCACGTGGACGGCGATGATCTGGTGAATCGCATTGAGAAAAGAGACCCGGATTACAACTGGACGAGGAAGCCGCCCAAGAGACCGTTTTTCAGCAACTTCGTACAGGAAATGATAGATGGCGGCAGAACCGAAGAGACGCTGGTGCGGGCCATGAACGCGGCGGACCCCACGCTGGGGATGGCGGAAAGCGGGGGTGTGATACGGGAAGAGGACGATTGGTCTTAATCTTTCGGGTCTGCGTAGCGCCAATGGAAACCGTAGGCCATATTCCGCGTACCTCGGCACACGGAACCAATGTGAGAGTGGTTTTTTAACCCAAGAAATTCCGCGGCCTCGGCGGCGCACTCAAACACCTGACCAGTTTCAACCAGTACGACACGAGGAGCGCGTTTCCGCGCAGCGTGAGAATCTCCAGCACACATCTTGGCTCTTTCCACGGGGTCCTGCCAACGAGCGAGAGACTTCTGCCTGATAGTTTCCCGGTACTCGTCATTCAACCATTCCGAACGCTTGGATGCGATTTTCTCTCGATATTCCTCAGACTGCCAGTTCTTTTTAGAACTCGCAGACAACAGTGCGCGGGTAGATGGTCGTTGCAGGGCAGCCGCAACAGCAGCACAGCGTTTTGCTTTCTTCTCCGGGTCGTGAGCCCCCTCCTGCATACGGCGCAAGGATTCATCCCAGAAAGCAGGGTCGCTCCAATTTCGCTGACCAGCGGAGGATAATTTGGCCCGATATTCGGGAGTAGTCATAGTCTCGCGCATACGAGCCAAGCGAAACTCGCGGTGAGCCGGGGAGGCCCAATACGCCTTAGTGGTTTCCGCTCTGGACTGTATCGCGCTTTCGGGCATTGAGAACCCTCGGCAGCCACCGCCCCCTTCGGTGCGGTTATAGCCGTTACGATATGAGTCTTTCTTCTCTATCCATTCGATTTCCTTTTGGTCAAGTTCCTCTACGGGGCACTCTTCGAGGATGACCCATTCAAACGCATCGGCACCGTACTTTTTCCAAGCACGGAGCAAGTGGATGGAATCACGAGCTCCCCGCGAAAGCAAACTTCGGTGAGCGTTCCAACGCATACGGATGTTTGATGCTTGCCCCACATACCACTTGTCATTGACAAGGTTGTGGATGCCATAGATGCCGCTACTCATAGTTTTTCCTCATGATAAGCCCAGCCGAGATACTTCCCGGAACGAGAGTAAATGGCGTAGGCGTTCGGAGGAATGGTCACACCGGGAGGCGGAGGGCCGCGGTGCCCAGCAGGTGTAGGGCGGTCGGGAGATGAATTGGCGGCTGTGTGCATACCGGCGGCCACGGCGGGATCGCTGCCAGACAAGGCCATGCTTTCAAAGAAATCCATAAAATCACCCCTTTGCATCAACAGCATTTTTCAACAGGAAGATGATGAGATTGGAGAGGGAACGGCCCTCCTCAGCAGCGCGGAGTTCCAATTTCTCCCGCAGATCAGAGGGGATGCGGAACGTGTAAGACTCGGTTTTTTCGGGCATAAAAGTTCACTTCCTTTCACTTGAGATTATACCACAGATATAAAGACAATGCAAGACAAAACGGAGGTAGCGTATGGCGATTTTTAAGGTAACGGCAAAGCCCGACTTTACTGAACTGAAAAACGCGATCTCCGGGCTGGAGTCTACTCCCATAAAAATCGACATAGACACTACGCCGGTCATAGCGAAGATAAAGGCCACGTCCCAAAACCTCTCCAAAATGACGCAGACCTTTGACGGCAGCGGCCAGATGACGGGCGTGGTGCAGCAGTACAACAGCAAACTGGGAGAAACGGTGCAGGTCACGCGGCGACTGAACAAAGAGACCGGCGAGCTGGAGGTTACGCAGGAAAAGGTCACACAGAACTACGAGAAGGTAGCGAAAGCCGCTGAACGCGCCGCGCAGATGCAGGCAAAAGCGCAAGCAGCGGCACAAAAAGCACAGGATGCCGAAGCAAGCAAGGCGGCAGCAGAGGCACAGAAAATACAGAATGTCCTTGGTTCGATGGGAACCAACATCGGGACGTTCAGCGGCAACGCAGCGGAGGCCAAGGAGTGGATAGCGTCGCTGGATGGAATGTCCGGGGCAACGGTTAAGGCGACCGGCAATGTGCGGAACGCAGCGGGTGTATTTCAGACCTATTCCGCAGCGGTAGACGGAGCCAAGGGCACGACTGATAACTTCACATTTGCCATCAATGAAAGCACCGGAGAGGTGTATAAACTGGCGAACGGCGCGGTGGACGCCGCAAAAAAGAACTCGTTGCTGGGTGACAGTATCGGCAGAGTTCTGTTGAAGATGGCCGCGTGGCAGGTATTCGGCGACCTGATCTCCAAGGCCGTTGGTTCGTTCCGTGATGCGCTGAACACCCTCAAGGCTGTTGATACGGAAATGGTCAACGTCCAGAAGGTCACGGATTACTCCAAGGCGCAGATGGAGGCGCTGGAGGAGACGGTTTACAGCCTCGCCAGCGCATACGGTAGAACAGCGGACGAGATCACCTCCATGTATACCACGTTCGCCCGCGCGGGCTATCTGGGCGATCAGCTGGACAGCATGACCGAACTGGGAACGCTGCTGGCGAACATCGGTGATATTTCGCAGGACACCGCATCGAAGTTTCTGCTGGCGGTAGACGCGGCGTGGAAGCTGAACGGCAGTGAGAGCGAATTGATGACCGTCATGGACGGCCTGAACGAGATCACCAATAAAAACGCCGTGGACATGGAAGCGCTGACCTCCGGTATCACCGTGGCAGGCAGCGTATTCGCCGAAGCGGGTGAATCCGTGCAGACGTTCTCCGCGCTGGTGGGCGCGGGCGTTGCGGCTACACAGCGCAGCGGTTCGGAAATCTCCCGCGGTCTCCGCACCATCATAATGAACATCCGCCAGATCAAGGGCGAGACAGAGGACGGAGAACTGATAGACGGAGAGAGCATCGCAAAGGCGTCCAATGCCCTGCGAGAGTATGCGGGCATCAGCACGATGGCGAACGGACAGCTCCGCGAGTCCTCTGCGGTGTTGAGTGACCTTGCAGGGAAGTGGGACACGCTGGACACGGTGGCGCAGTCGGCGATAGCCGAAGCACTGGCCGGAAAGCGGCAAGCCAACATCCTGACCGCCCTGATGGGAAATTGGAATGTCGTTGAAAAAATGATGCAGGACTACGCGGACGGCGCGGGTTCTGCATTGAGAGAAAACGAGATCTACCTGGATAGCTGGGAGGCCAAGAGCAAGCAGCTGACCGCAAGCTGGACGGAGTTTGTGAGCCACCTCATTGAGACTGACACCATCAAGGGTGCGCTGGACGGCGTGATCGGGCTGGTGGAGCTGCTGGATAGCGAGGGCGGACATTTAATCGTTACGATAGGTGGAATAACCGCGGCGGTACTGCTGCTGGGGCAGGCAAAAAAAGCGGTAATGGGGTCAGAGGCGTTAAAAGACCTGAAAGCGCTTATTGCGGTGATCCGCAACGCGGATATTTGGAAGAATCTCGCCCAGTGGTTTTCGTGGGTTTCATCAGGGGCGTTAAGTGCGAAACAATCCGTAAGTGCTCTTGGTCAAGTCTTGTCCCAAAGTCTTGGTGGAGCGCTGCCGAAAATCGGCATCGGCGCGGCAATTTTCGCGGCGCTGGCGCTGGCGATCAGCCTGAGCACGGAAAAGGCGCGGGCTTATGAAAAGGCGCTGGAAGATGTGAAGGCGGCGCAAAGCGCACTGGATGAGACGAAAAGTGAATATGACGAGCTCGTCAACAAGACCGAGGAGCTGACGGACGCTGAGAAGAGGCGTTTAGAGGTTTTGCAGGCGACCCGCGAGGAGCAGGAAAAGCAGCTGGAGGCCGCGAAGAAAAAGGCGTGGGAGGACTGGAACGCCATTCACGGAACCGGCGCCACCGTGATAGTAGACGGCATGGATGCCAATACCGGCGGCATGGCAGTAGGTGCGGCAAAGACCGAGCGCATGGACATCGTGGCGCTGCGCAACTACCGCGAGGAACTGGCGCAGATCGAGGAGCAGTACCGTGCCGGAGAGATGTCTGCGGGCGAGTATTATACCGCACTGGAGAAGCTGAACGCCGCCCGCGAGGAGAGCGTGGAGACTATCCGCGCGGCCATCGCGGCGGGGTACGATGTGACGGAGGAGCAGAAGGCGCTGGTGGCGGCCTACGACAATACCTCCATTATTCTGGGCAAGGTGACGGGCATCACTTACGAATGGATCGCGTCACTGATCGAGGAAGCCAGAGCGGCAGGCACGGCGGAGGACGCTCTGTATGACACGGTTTCCGCCGCGAAGATCCTCAGCAACACGAAACTGGACCTGAATCAGCAGATACAGGCGCTGGCGATGCTGCGATTCCAGCTGGAGCAGACGGCCATACAGGCGGCGTATACCGCCAAGGAAATCAGTCTTGTAGGACTGCTCACAGGGACGGTCGGAAACATTATTTCCTCCACGGTATCCTCGGTACTGGACGGCGCGGGGAGCGCCGGACAGGAAAGCGGCGTTTCTGCCGCTGCGGGGAGCAGCTCCAGCGGGTCAAGCGGCTCCGGCGGCAGTTCTGATGCCGCGGAGCGCAAGAGGGCGCAGGCGGCCATCAAGGAGCTGGAGAAACAGCGGGACGCAGAGATCGAACCGCTGGAGGATCAGATCGACGCCCTGAAAAAGCAGAACGAGGAGATCGAGCGGGGCGAAAAGCTGGAAGAACTGAAGCTGGATGTCCTGAAAAAGCAGGATGCCCTGCTGAACGCCCGCAACGAGCGGACCGTGCGGCAGTACAACGCCGCCACCGGACAGTGGGAATGGGTGGCGGATGCCAACAAAGTCAAAGATGCCGAGGAGGACCTGGAGAACGCCAAAAAGGACCTGCGGGACTATGAGCGGGAGGTGGAACTGGATCTCGCCGTGGCGGAACTGGAGACGCGGATAGAGGCCATCAAGGCGGCCTATCAAATCAAGATAGACGCATGGCAGGACTATCTGGACGGGCTGGATGGCGCAGTAGCGGCAGAAGGCGAGTACCTGAACACCAGTGTGAAACAGAACAAGGATGCGGCGGAAGCAATAGCGGACGCATGGGAGGAGGCTGCGGAGCGGAAGCGGAAAGCGCAGGCGGCTATTGACTCCTTACCAAAGGACAATTTTGAGAACTGGCAGGATACAAAAGCGGGAAGCGTCATTTCTGATGTGACCGGAACCAGTAAAAGAGAAACTGGTGGCGGAGGAACCGGTAGAAGCGGTACATTCGGCCCGTCCACTGTGAGCAATAACGGTAAAAAGGAAACCGGCGGTGGAGGGACTGGGTTGAGCGGTAGTTTCGGAAAAGGTAGTGGAAGCGGCGCAAAGAAACCGTCAAGCGGCGGAGGCGGCGTCAACAAGGTGTCCCGCTACGACAGCGGCGGTGTGCTCAAGGGACTGGGCGGCATCAAGGCCACGGTGGATGACGAGATGGTGCTGCCGCCGGACATTACGGAAAAGATGCTCAGGCCATCGGCTAACGGCGTATTCCGGCAGCGGATGGGCGAACTGGGATACCTGTACGGAGGGGAGCGTCCCGCCGTGCAGAACATGGCGGGAAAGAGCGACAACCGCAGTTACACCGACCACAGCGGACCGGAGTATCACTACGGCAGCATCACGCTGACGAAGGAGCAGGCGGAGACAACCACGGTGGCGGAGCTGCGGCGGATGGCCCACCATCTTCAGCCGTATGGCGGATAAGGAGAAAATATGGACAGCATAAAGGACCTCGCATCTTTTGCCCAAAGGCTCTGGGACAACTTTTTCGCGCGGAAGCTCAAGGAGTCCCAGCGCAGCGGCGTAAGGTACTACCGCGCGGAGGTGACGGGCGCGGCGGCAGACGGAAAGCTCACCGTGAAGCGCCCGTTTGACACGCAGGAAATGGCCCTCCCCTATGTGTCCAGCATGGCTGGCGCACAGGTGGGAGAGCAGGTGGTGGTGCTGGTATTCGGAGACGGTGGAAACGCGGGGAACAGGGTGGTATTCATGTATCCCGACGGGAGAAACCTCTGAGAGAAAGGAGCCGGAGCATGGCGAAAAAGACGAGACACATTCTGGTGATGAAAAATGGAAGAGAGATCCCCATCACGGGGATCACGGGGCGGTATTACATCACGCGGGAGAGTCAGTACCGGAAGGGCAATCCGGAAGTCAAGGGCGTCCGGACCGCCACAGACGAGGAGTGCGAGGCGCTGGCGGCAGCGGAGGAGCGCAGGAAGCGGAAGCGGAACCGGTGAACGACGGAGGATAGGCCATGACGGAACAGGAAAAATATCTGGCGTATCTGCGGGCGGTAAAAGGGCGGTTCCAGAAGTTGTGCAGGCTGCGGTTCCTGAACCCAGACGGCAGCACGGCGTTCTTCGTGGATAACAACCCGAAAAAACAGCACAGCGGCGCATTTATCGCAGAGGGAACGCTGACAGTGAACCTACAGAACGGGGTGCGGCGCACAGCGTCTGTGACGCTGGCCA